AAATAATCGTATGTGTCTGAGCTAATAATAGCCAAACTCATGGGTGAATAAAAATCTGTTGGTGTAGCTAAAAACCTATTGCCAGTGGTTACTGTGCCTTGGACATTTTTACGTTGCTCTGGTAACTGAACAAAAGAAAATATACGATCTTCTGCCTCTTTTATAAAGGTGGGCAGTTGTGTCGTAAAGGTTGATTCAGATACTTCTAAGTAATCTTGTATCGCTGTTTTTAATGTGCCTAATGTAAAACTCATGTTGTTATTGTAACCTCACCTACGCCGACTGTAATAGAAAAAGTATCTAACACAGAGCCTAATTTTCCATCACCTACATTGGTGTAAACCAAAAATTTTGCATTGTCGTCACTAGTATCTGGTCTAGGATCTTTAACAGCTTGCGGATCTTGAGTAGATGGCTTCGGCATTAACTGTGGATGTTTAGGATCCCATTGATCCGGACCAACCAATAAACCATCCCAGGTTTTACGCATGTCTTTTAATTTATAGCGAAACCCTGTTATATCACAGATGCCGTAAGAAAATTTACCAGATGCAAAAGCCATTATGCGTTGTTATAACTCCTTAAACTTGGTGAAATTCTAAAAGATGCACGATCTTCGTCTTGTGCTAAAGCTCTTGCAAACTCTTCTTCATACAAGGCTTTTAACATTTGTGTTCTCTCTGGTGCTCTTTTTAATGATAAGTAATATGCAAGACCAGCTGCCAAACAAGGGTAAAACCTAAATGGTAGGTCAAGCGTGTTCGCTCCTGCGTCTGCGTCGTCCATTCTTGTTAAGACGTTCATGTGTATTGTGTAGGTGCTTGACTTGTCTGGCGCTGGCCAAACCGAAATAGTCGGTGTTAATTGTTTGTTAATAAAAAATTGGTTGGGTTTGCCTGTGGTAGATTTTGTTGTTATGTGTGCGTACTCAGCTCTACTAAGCCTGGTCATAGGTATATCTGTAGCATCTGATCCAACAGTTTCTCTTATAAATACGTCTAACACATCAATAGGTGCCGTAGCATTAGTGCTGTCTATGTTGTAGGTTTTAGTATCTTTAACCATGTCTACTGTTTTTTCTTTAATAGACCATTGGTTTAAACCTCTGTTTGCCCACTCTGCAAGCATTAAGTTTAGACTTCTTGTAGAGCTTTTAAGATCGTAACCAGTGCGCAACTCTAAGCCACAACGCTCAAAAGCCTCTTCAACGTAATCAGCTACGTCTAGCTCAAAATCTTTACTTCCAGATGTTGCCATAACTATTCCTCATCTATATCTTCTTGTGGAGCGTACAAATTGTCAAATGTAATTGTCGGATCTGTATAGCTCTCGTGCTGCTCTGCTGAGTGAACCCATTGCGAAGGTGCAAAATCTGGAGCACCCTCTCCTGTTCGCCACAGCGCTGGATTTGTTGCCCTTACTCGGTTATTTGGTAATGCAACAAAATTGCCAGTATAAGGACCAGCATCCGTCAAGTATAGCACATGAGATTGTTTGTGTTGTGCTGGATCATCTGCTATGGAATGTTCAGTGTAATCTACTGTAAACATATATTTACCCAAGTAAAACTCGCCATCAATCTTACAGTACCAAGGACTAGAACTAACACGATCTAAAACTACAACGCTATGATGATGACTGAGACAGTCCCATGGTTGAGCTAAATGATCTGGCATAGGCTGTGGCCAGTCTTGCAACGGCACGTCTGCTACTAAAGCTTGTATTGGCATACGCGCCCACATAGCGCCACCATGAACATTTTGATCGGGATAATCTTCAAAGTCGGTTTCACAACCAGTAAAAACCACTTGAAATGACAAAGATCTATCTGGAATGGTATTCACGGCAAAAGCTAAAGCATGTAAATACTTACCATGATAGTTTTGATGATTCGCAGTAAATTCTTTCCTAACCCAGCATTTAAACTGCGGTATGTTTGATATTAAATACGCCACTTAATTTAATATACAAGGTATTAAACCTTTCCGCCTTTTGCTCGATATTTTGTACCTTTCATAGCGCCACCACCTGCTTTGTATTTTGTACCTTTCATAGCACCGCCTTTAGCCATGCCTTTTGCACCTTTCAAAACATTAGCTTGACCTTGTGCTCTAGTACCGACACCTTCAAGTGCTGCTACAACTGATTTAGGCATTTTACCCATGCCTGGATTAGCTTTCATTTCTGATTTTGCTGCTCCACCCATAGACATATATTTTGTGCCTTTCATAGCGCCGCCTTTTGCCATATATTTAGATTTTTTCATAATTTAGCTCCTGCCATATAAACCCATATTAGGTTTTGATTTTATCATACCACCTTTTGCAGCGAAAGTTTTGACGTTGGTTGGTTTTCCGCCAACTCCTTGTTTTTTTGCTCGTTTTCTTCTTACCGCTGATTTAATTTGTTTTTTGCTCATTCTTGCCGCTTTTGCAGCTGGCACGCATTTTGGGTATTTTCTTTTGGCATCTGCTTTTTGTTTTGATCTGCCACACTTTTTGAAGCCACCACCTTTTTTTGGTGCTCCAATGTCTACCCAATCTTCTTTAAACCACTTAGTTAAACTCATTTTTTTCTAGCTTTCCTAATTTGTTCTTTACCTTTTTTAAATATATTAGCTATGCTTGTTTTTCCCATAACTTTAGCTCTTTGCTCGCCAACAGTTAATATTTGTATTTTTCTAGCAAAGGGTTTTGAGATTCTTTTTACTTTATTTACTGTAGCAGTAGCGTCTTTCATGGTTTTAAACTTGATACTTACTGTATCTTTTGGGTTTTCATCCGTGTAAAGCCTTCTGCCCGATCCTTTAGGTTTTTTACCTGTACCTACCCTTGGATCTTTTTTCTTTTTCATCAAGCGCTCGGCACTCTTGTTTTCTTACGTTTGCTTTGCATCATAGCTCCACAACCTCTGCCTTGTACCATTTTTACAGCACCACCAGCTTGCATGAAACCCATCTTGTTTCTAACTTTTTTTGGTAGTTTTGGTAAACCTTTGTTGTCAGCTGGGATTGGTTTTAAGCTCATTTCACCGCCAGCTGCTTTTTTCTTAGCACCTTTGTATTTACCACCCATTTTTTTGTATTCTGAAACCATATAAGCATTTGCATAAGCCGACGGATATACGTCAAACTTTGCCTTTGCTTTAGCCTTAGCTCTTGCATAAATAGATGGATTTGCTACGTTAGCTGGTGTTTTGGATTTAGCACCACCACCTTTTTTCATTTTAATAGACTCAAGGGTTTTAGCTTGACTTGCATGAGTTTTACTAGCCTTTTTCAAACCCTTAATAACTTTGTTTAATTTCTTTTTTGCCATATTACCATTTCACCTTGTCAGCCCAATATGCTGCCGACATTTTTCCTTTTTTAATATTTTTAGCATGTCTAGCTTTAAATGATTTTCTTTTCATTTTTGTTTTGCGGGACTCGCCTGCTTTTGGTTTGCCAGCTGTTTTAGCTCCTTGCTGTCCAAACCTAATTGTTTTTATTTTGTCACCTTGTTTAGCAACTACAACATGCGATTTAGTCGGATGTTTTGGAGTTCTTTTTGGTTTATTAAAACCACTTACTCCAGCTCTTGCTAATCTTGGATCTTTTTTTCTTTTTACTGCCATATAAAAAAAAGGCGGCCGTAAGACCGCCTAAATATTTACGAGTAGTTCTTAGTTAAAACCAAGATAATCGAATAAGCATCGCCATTACTGTGTGCAACAGTAGTGAAGTCTATATCACCCGTCACCCCGGAACCTGCATTGTTCGGAATACCAGTAAATAAATCATAGTATTCGTCACCTGTGCTATCCGCAGGTAATGGTATCGCTAATACATTGGTACTAGCGTCAAACTCAATGTCAACGCCCATGCCTCTACAGGCCCAATATATTCTTGATATAGATACAGAACTGCAAGATCTTCCTCTGCTGTCTTTGCTTAAAGCAGAAACATCAACTTTTTTTACGGAAGCCTCGCCGGTGCCATCGCTTTCGTTGGTAA